CCAAAGGCATACAGGACCGGGGCCGAAGCTGGGCGGCAGTCGAGCAGGAGTTCAAGAAGCAGATTTCCCGTATCGGTCGGACCGGGAGAGGGCTTCACTTTACCGCACACTCGACCATGACAACGATCAGGTCGCGTAGTGGGGTAGAGTACGACCGAATCGAGCCCCGACTCACTGGACAGGCGGGGCGGACCGTTCTTCCTCTCGTTGACTTCATCTTCATGATTGACTACTTCCGGCTCGGTAGTAACGTAACAGCTCGGGTGCTCATTACCAAGGGCAACGATCTCATTGTGGCTGGACAACGTACTACCGGAACCAGATTACCCCTTCCTCGGTATATCCTTCTACCGGACGAAAACCCAGAGGAGGACTACGAGGTTCTATCCGCCGCGTTCCGGGGCGAAGTCGATGGGGTAGAGCCGGGACAACTACAACCGACCGCGAGCACGTCGGAGCCGTCTAGAGGAGCCTTGGAGGTCGAGAAAACCAAGGACGCAAAGAAACGATTGAAGGGGGGTGCGTAGCCGGTTGTTTGTGACGTTTGCCGTTAACCCTTTTTGAGAGGCGGTGAGACGTGGGACGGTTCGACGAGGCACTGAAGGCATATGAAGAGCAGTATGACGCGATTCCCGAAGAGGAGGAGTTGCCGCTTAATACTCCGGTCATTGCAAGGCTTGTCGCGGCGGATATGGGTATGTCTTCCACCGGTAAGTTGATGCTCAAGGAGCACTGGGTTATCATTGACGGGGAGTTCGAAGGTCAGAACATCTACGTTAACCAGTTCCCGGTCAGCAGCGACTTCGGCACCCGGAAGTATAAAAAGTGGGTGCGTATTCTCGGGGGCTTCGAGGACGCGGCATGTGGAGAGATGGAGGAGATCATTTCCACAATCTCCAATTCCAACGTCGTCGCCAAGCTCACCCTGACGAAGTCCGGGAATTTCATCAACCACGATATCCTGGAATCCCTCGGGTCACAGGGCGAAACGACCACACAGAGCCCTGCACCAGACATCGAGGATTCACCCGAGCCGGAGGTTGAGGAACCTTCCTCCGATGCCCCGTTCGCGGTCGGGGATGTTGTCACTTTTGAGTCCGCTGATGGGTCGGTGGAGGGTACGGTAACGGAGGTCGACGTTAAGGCTCAGACTCTTACGGTAGAGACCGAGGAGTCGATCTTCGAGGACATCGCGTTCGATAGCATCAAGCCGCCGGAGGGGTTGCCTGTTGACCTTGTCGCGCTCGCTGAAGCGGCGGACATCAAGCCGGACTTCTACGATGACCTTGAGGGGCTCGTTAAGGAGATGAACGGGCTAATCTGGGAAGAGGCGAAGCTCGATCCAGCCGAGGTCAAGACCCTAAAGGAGTATGGGGTTGAGACCGCCCCCAAGCCTACACCCAAGGCAAAGGTGAAGGCCAAAGCAAAGAAGAAGGCCAAGGCCAAGAGAAATTAGGAAAAGGCCGGGGCTCACACAGCCCGGCATGAGGTAAGCATGAAGCAAACCAAACTACCGATTAGCTACGACACCGAGACCACGGGCCTGGACTGGCACGGCCGGGATACGATGTTCACGTTCAGCATATGTACATGGAACTGGAAAACTGAAGTTCGTAGCCTGATTGACCCAAGGGTTGCCAAGTTCTCCCGACGGCGCCTGGAGGAGATATGGTCCGATGAGAATCGTGACCTCCCTAAGATTATGCACAACGCCCGATTCGATCTTGGGATGACCGAGAAGTGCCTTGGGCGAAGCCTCCGAGGACATACGATTCACGAGACGATGGCGTTGGGACACCTCCTCTATAATCAACACCCCAACCTTCGGCTCGGGGAACTCGCGTATGATTTCTTCGGCTATCCTCCGGATCAGGATGAAGCCCTCCAGCCATACCTTGCAAGTGAGTTTGCCTATCGAGACGTTCCTCCGGAGGTTCTTGGTCCTTATCAACGCGCCGACGCAGAACGCACGATGCTGCTCTTCCGGGGCTTCTACCCGAAGGTACAGTCCGAGGGGTATGGTGAGATTTACGATATGGAGCGGGCGCTCGTTTGGACAACGATGGACATTGAGCGTCGTGGGGTGATGATTGACCACAAGGCGTGTGACGATACTATAGCGTGGTGTGAGACGAGCGCCGCCGAAGCCCTCGCCGAGTTCCGAGACCTCGTTGGTATCCCAACAGCAAGCCCAGCTAAGGCAGACCAATTGGTGAACATTCTCTATAAGCAGATGGGGTTCCCGATTCTCGCACGAACAGAGAAAGGGAAACCGTCTACCCAAAAGACTATCCTTCTGGCTCTGTATGCACAAACGAAGCACCCCATCTTCGACGCCATCTTTCGTTACCGATCATACTCCAGGGGCGAATCAATCATCTCCGGGTATGTAGCTCGGGCCGGAGATGACGACCTTCTCCATCCTAACATCAATCCATACCAAGCAGCGACATCACGCGAGAGCTGTACGAACCCGAACCTTCAGAACGTTGAAACTGAAGGGCGTCTACTCAATCCGTATCCAGTTCCGGCGCGTCGATGCTTCCGTCCGGAACCAGGGTTTGTAAATTTTTACTTAGACTATAAGGGTCTTCAGGCTCGCATCTTCACAGACTACTCCCAGGACGCCGAGTTCATGGCAATCCTTCGTTCCGGTGGAGATATGCACGCAGCAGCCGCCGAGGAGTTCCTTGGACCACGTTTCACAAAGGAACGCAACAAGAAAAAACGGAAGTCTATTCGAGACGCAGCGAAGAACGGTAACTTCTGTGTTGCGTTCGGTGGGGGAATGAAGAAGCTTGCCCTGACCCTTGGCTTAACTATTGAGGAATGTGCTCCTGGTTACGCTCGGTACAAGAATCGGTTCCCAGGCCTCGCTGAGTTGAACCGAAAGGACGCTGAGTTTGTGCGGGAGAACGGATATGTCTTGACTACGTTTGGCCGCAAGCTCAGTCTTTCCAAGCCATATATGGGTACGGTATATCGTGTTCAGGGGGCCGAAGCGGGGATTGCCAAGCGAGCACAGAACCGAGCTAACGACTATCTTCAAAAGGCAACGAGTGACGAGGTTGGTATCATCCTACCTGTACACGATGAACTCGTGATTAAGTGTCCGAAGAAGCGACTCGGGGATATCCGCCCGGTGCTCCAGGAAGTTTGCCGGTTGATGACAGACTTCCCGGAGTTCGGGGTACCGTTTGAAGTCGACGTACAGGTCTCGGAACGGTTGTGGGCTGAGAAGAAATCGTACTCACCGAAGCCAAAACCACGGAGGAAGAAGTGAAATTCAAGATTCCAGGTTTCTCCTACCCGGGCGGAAAAGTTAGACTCCGCAAGTGGTTGGTTTCTATGATGCCAAAAACCGGGGGAACATACGTCGAGCCGTTCGCTGGAAGGGGGAACGTATTCTGGTACGCGGCTTGCTCGTTGAAGTTTGATTCGTGGTGGTTGAACGATCCGATCATGTTCCCGTTCTTCAATGCCATTAAGGATATCGACCTTGCCGAAATACCAATCGCGTTAACCCCTAACGAAGCGAATCGAATGGCACTGGAATCTAGATCAAATAATCCAAGCAATCTTTCCTTAGTCATGTTGCCAAGGATCATGTTCTCTGGTGGTTGTGGAACCGGAATGAGTAAAACAAAAATTCATATGTTTAGGTCTAGACCATATAAGAATATACTTCAAATGGCGAAGCGGATACTTCGTTGGGTTAACCCATCTATTACAGAAATTCTCTGGGATCAACTTTGCATCGATGATCTTTCGAAGGATGATTTTTGCTATCTTGATCCTCCTTACTATCAAAACAATGCTGGTTACGAACTTGATACGATTGATCATCCATCATTTCTTAAGCGAGTGAAACAACTTTCTTGCCGCTGGTTACTTAGTGGGTATGATTCAACGTTGTATCGGGATCAATTAGGTACCCCACTAAGGACTAGAGAGGTTTCGCTTTTTCAATCTCGTTTATATGGAAAAGCAACTAGAACAACCCGAATTGAGTGCGTCTGGCGGAATTACTAGGAGCGGCTAGATGATACCAAAAGAAGTTCTCGGTTTCGTGCAGCTCGGCGTCAAGTTCCCGGTCACCGCCGAGCCCGATTCTGGTGGACAGTTGACAGGGACGTGTCCGTTCTGCAACAAGGGACGGCACTTTCGTGTCAACGTGACGAACCTTCTTTGGGATTGTAAGAGGTGCTCAAAGCACGGGAACTTCGAGCAGTTTCTAGAGCTACGAATGAAGACTTTTGCAAAGGCCATATCTCAAGACAAACTCGGAGCGTTGGCTAAGGACCGTAGTGTTCCTGTTCAAACCCTTCAACGTTGGAAGGTTGGTTGGACCGCTCCTAACTACTATACCATCCCCGTTTGGGGCGGAGAACGGGTTGTGAACATTCATCGTTACGACCCAAAGTCGGGACGGATCATTGGTGTTACGGGGGGCACCCACGGGCTTCTTCACGTACCTAGTATCGATGCGGCCTCGGGGAAGAATCTCGTCTGGGTTTGTGAGGGCGAGTGGGATGCGATGGCCTTGGAGACCGCAACCCACGAGACCGGGGCTAAGGACATTGTTGTTGGTCTTTGCGGGGCCGGGGGGATGTCTGCGAAGATTGCTCGACTTCTACGGGATCAGAACGTGGTCCTTGCCCTGGATAACGATGAGGCTGGGGACAAGGGGGACGACCGAGCACGAAAGAATCTTGCGAACATTGCTATAGAGGCTCGGTCCATACACTGGGCTAACGAGAGACCAAAGGGGTTCGACGTTCGTGACCTCTATAAGGAATACTCCGGCAACGCGAAGAAGTTCCTTACCGCTATAGTAGAGTTGGTTCATCCCGAGCCCCGGATTCATGATGAGGATATCCCCGGCCCGACCTCACGGGCACCAACAGCCCGCTCCCTATCCGGGGAGGGCATGCCATACGATGAGGTGATAGATGCTTATCGTCAATGGCTGTATTTACCCGACTCCGATGTCTTAGACGTGCTCTTCGGTACCGCGTTTGCAAACCGATTGGATGGAGATCCTCTTTGGCTATTTCTTGTTGGGCCTCCAGGGTGTGGGAAGACCGAGCTGATCATGAGTCTGGACCGGTCCCCGCTCATATCTCCGGCAACAACGTTCACCCCAGCGGCGCTCGTCAGTGGGTCGAGCAATATTGGTAATACAGACCCAAGCCTAATACCAATGTGGGACGGGAAGGTCGTATCAATCAAGGACTTCACAACTATTCTTCAGATGAACCCCCTTGCCCGAGATGAGATTTTTGGCATCCTTCGCTCAGCCTACGATGGAACGATTGAGAAGCGTTTTGGGACCGGAGTCCACCGGAGTTATCGGAGTCGGTTCGGTATCATTGCTGGGGTAACACCAAAGATTGAGGAACTTGGACCGACGCATACGGTGGTTGGAGAACGCTTTGTGAAGTTCTATATGAGACAGCCGGGTGTTGTTGATGTTGGGCGGAAGATCATTAGCCGGGTTGTGGACAACCTCGGTAAACAAAGCCGGATGCGCGGCGAACTCGTATTGGTTGCTCGGAAGGCCCTTGACCGTCCTATCACAGATGCTGATGCCCCAAAGATTGGGAAGGTTGTGAGGGACAAATTTGTAGGGCTTGCGCAGTGGACCGCGAAGATGCGGGGGGCGGTTGCAAGGGATCGATACAAGACCGATGTTGTGCTCTTCTGTCCTACGACCGAACTTGGAACGCGGCTCGCAAAACAGTTTTGCAAGCTCGCACAAGGTATCGCGATCTTTCGCGGTCACAGCACCGTGGGTCTTGATGAGTATGCGGTCGTGACTCGGGTCGCTAGGGACAGCGCTCCGGACCTCGTCGAGCTGTTTATCGGGGAGATGTATACGCGGGTAGAGCCTGGCGCGTGGATTACCACAGGGGACTTGATCCAGTGGACCGGCTATCCATCCATGACCATCACCGGGGTGCTAAACAACCTCAAGCTTCTGAACGTGGTTCTTCATCACAGAGACCCGGGAACCCCAACTGGCGGGGAGCAGTGGAAGTTGAGCGCGAGCATCGTCAAAAACATGATGGGGCTGAACCTGTACGCACGTGAGAGGCGTTGGCACCGCGTGAAGCCGAAGATAAAGCCAACCGGAAAGAAGCGAAGGAGGAGAACATGAAGCTACTTCTAGATGATAAGCGTTGTAAGATTACTTGCGGCGACCTTCGTTCTGTACTGAAAGGAACCCCGGAACGGTTCGATGTCTGTATAACCGATCCTCCTTATGAGCTAGGAATCATGGGAAAGGATTGGGACAACTCTGGGGTATCGTTTGATCCGAAAACGTGGAAGGCAATCCTAGATGTTCTCAAGCCCGGCGCGCACCTCGCGGCGTTCGGCGGGACGCGGACATACCACCGGATCGCCTGCGCGATCGAGGACGCGGGCTTCGAGATTCGCGCTTGCTTGATGTGGCTTCAAGGACAGGGCTTCCCGAAGTCGCATAACGTGTCGAAGGCGATCGACAAGGCGGCGGGGGCGAAGCGGGAGGTCGTGGGGGCGCACCCGCGCGACAACTTCCGCAAGGGCGGCGCAGGCTTCCGGAACCTCCCGGGTCTTGAAGACGAGAGTCGTGGTAGTATAGACATCACCGCCCCTGCTACCCCCGCCGCCGCTACGTGGGACGGCTGGGGCACTGCGCTCAAGCCCGCCTGGGAGCCGATCATCCTCGCCCGCAAGCCGTTCGTGGGCACCGTCGCGGCGAATGTCCTGGAGCATGGGACCGGCGCCGTCAACGTCGAGGCGTGCAAGATCGGAACAGAGCAGATCACGTCCAAGGCGAGAGCTGCCACGCGTCCGGGTAAGGTGTTCGGCGCGTTCGGCAGCGTGGCGCCATCAACCCACGCCGGCCGCTGGCCGGCGAACGTCATCCTCTCGCACTCGCCGGAATGCGTCTGCGTCGGGACGCGGAAGGTCAAGACGGGCACGACGGTCACGAAGGGCCACACGCCAGACTATGACGCGAGTTCATACAAGGTGATAGACACGCCCAAGGAAAATGGAGGATACGGTGGTGACGACAGGTCAGAAATCATTGACCTCTGGGCCTGCGTCCCCGGGTGCCCGGTTCGGATGATGGACGAGCAGAGCGGGAAGAGCGCGTCGCCGCCCATTGGATCGGTCGCAAATATTAAGGCGCACCCCGGTTTTGAGGGCAAGGCGTTCGCGATGCGAGGCCGTGCAAGCCCGAACTGGCACGGCGACTCCGGTGGCGCCTCCCGCTTCTTCTATTGTGCAAAGGCAAGCACAGAGGAACGCAATCTTGGCCTAGAGCGATCAAGGCAAAATATGCATCCAACGGTTAAGCCTCTTAGTCTCATGCGTTGGCTTGTTCGTTTACTCACTCCACCCAACGGGGTAGTCCTCGACCCGTTCGCCGGATCGGGTACGACCGGGATGGCAACGGTTGCCGAGGGCTTCCGGTCTGAGTTGATAGAGCTAAACCCCGAGAGTGGAGATGATGCAGTCTCTCGGGTCAAAATCACGTTGCGTTTCGGTCAGAAGATTCAGAAGGTTCGGCGTTTCAAGTTGAAGCAGAAACCAGTCGTCGGGAAAAAGAAGAGGAGGAGTAGATGAGAGGTAAGCCAAAGCCGAAGTTGAAGCCGAAGCCTGTCGTTCAGAGTTCAAAGCCCCCGGAGGTCAAACTTGCCTTGACCTACGAGAGCCCGGATACTCTCAAGTTATGGGATCGTAACCCACGGCGCAACAACGCTGCTGCAAAGAAGCTCGTAGACATCATTCGGGTTCACGGTTTTGGTCAGCCGGTTACGGTTCGGGAAGAAGATGGAATTGTCTACAAGGGGAACACCCGGGTTAAGGCTGCTCGACTCCTTAAGATGGAATCCATCCCCGTGATGATTCGGAGTTATCCGAACGTCCAGGACGCTCGTGATGATGCGATTGCGGATAACCGAATGCAAGAGCGGGCAACCTGGGACGAAAGCATCCTGACTGAGATGTTCAAAGAGCGAAGCGAGGTGGACGCCGAACGCCTTGCCGAGCAAACCGGCTTCGAGGCGGTAGAGATTACCGGTCTTCGGGAGGGTTGGATGGAGAATGATCCAACAAAAGAATGGACTGGTATGCCAGAGTATGAGCATGAAGACCAAACTAGTTTTCGACGGATTATAGTTCACTTCGCTAATCAGGGGGATATTGACCGGTTCTCAAAGCTCATTCAGCAGCACTTTACAGAAAAGACCCGAAGTGTCTGGTTCCCAAAGGCAGAGATTGGAACCATTGCAGATAAGAGGTATGGAGAATGAATCCACGTTATCCCTTATACGTAATCTCAAAGGGACGGTGGGAGAGTCGTCTTACCGTAAAGAGCCTTGAGAAGATGAATGTTCCTTACCGGGTTGTCATTGAGCCACAGGAACTTAAGCAGTATGCTGCCGTGATAGACCGAAAGAAGATTCTCATTCTCCCGTTCTCAAACCTAGGGAAAGGCTCCATTCCAGCAAGGAATTGGGTTTGGGAACATAGCATCAAGGAAAGTCACGCGAGGCATTGGATCATTGATGATAACATCAATGGATTCTACCGATATAATAAGAACCTCAAGGTCCAGGTGAATAACGGCTCTACCTTTGCTGCAGCGGAGGATTTCACAGATCGGTATATCAATGTTCCAATGAGTGGGATGAACTACTTCATGTTCGTTACCCGGAAGGCTGGGAACATCCAGCCAGTTACTTTTAACACGCGTATCTATAGCTGTATCCTCTTATCTAATGAGGCAACACATAGATGGCGAGGACGGTATAATGAGGATACTGATTTGAGCATTCGGTTCCTCAAGGACGGATACTGTACAATACTCTTCAACGCGTTTCTTGCTTGTAAACAGACGACGATGACAATGAAAGGCGGTAATACTGAATTACTTTACCAGGAGAAGAAAGACTTTGATGGTCGCCTTGCTATGGCTAGGAGTCTTCAAAGGCAACATCCGGATATTGTAACCATTGTCCATAAGTGGGGGCGTTGGCAGCATCAGGTTGACTACCGTAGCTTTAAGAGGAATAGGCTAGTCCGGCGGAAGGGCCTAGTTATACCAGAAAAGACTAATGACTATGGGATGAAACTCCTCCGGATTCAACCAAAGATTGTGGGAAGACGAAAAGAAAGTTTTTGAAAGGAGGCCCAACGTGGCCAAGAAGAAGGCGAAGCAAAAGCAGAAGACGAAGTCGGGAATGTCCGTGAGTGTTCGGGAGACACTCATCGCGATTCGGGACGAGGCGAAGAGTGCCATCGACTCAGGGAGCAGGACACCGCTCAACAAGATTGTTGCTCTTGTAACAACGGCCCTGAACTTCCCTCCCAAGGGATCGGAGTAGCTGATGGCCCGAGGACAGAACCGTCAACGGCGTCAACGTAAAATCAATTTAGCCAAGGCCATATTGGTCGAGCGTTGGACTCCCTACACAAACTTCGTCGTTCGACGAGTCCTGTCCCAGGCTGGATGGCATACTCCGACTGAGGATCACTACGCGGTAGGTATAATGGCTCTTCTGGAGTCTATCACAATGTACGACGCGAGGAAGGCGTTGTTTCAGACTCACGTGTGGAATCGGGTAAAATATGCCATACTAGATTACGTAAGGATGAACACTTGGTTCCCAACGAACTGGGGAGGAGCAAAGAAACCTACCGCCCGGAAGATATCGCTCGACGTTGAAACAGGGAGAAACCCGGGGAAGAGCCGAGTAATGAATTTTGGTATCTCTCGGGACGATGATCGGCTTGAGCGTCAGGAAGTAAGGATGGCTGTACGGAAGGCCGTTCTCACTCTCGATCATCGGGAGCAATTCGTTATCATAGCGCACGACTTCGATGGTATACCACTTAACCGGGTTGCGTTCCAAATGAACATCACCCCGGCAGCGGTTACCTACATACGCCAGAAGGCTCTTAGAGTCCTACGGGGCAAGTTACGAGAGGCGGGATGGGAATGAGACCGAAGCTAGCGGAACAGCGTAGCGGGCTCCGGATAGACCCGTGGAACCTGAGGCCCGAAGATGTCAAGATCGAGGACATAGCGTTCAACCTATCGAACATCAACCGGTTCGCCGGGGCTGTTCGCGGGATGAACGTAGCCTATCATAGTATCATTGTTGCTAGGCTCGTTGAGTATCTTGGCGGGTGCCACGCCGGTCAGTATGCAGGGCTTATGCATGATGCACACGAGGCGTACGTTGGGGATGTAATTCAACCGGTGGGGGTAGACCCCCGTATGTTTTGGTTCCGGGAAAATAAAGAGCGCTGCCAGAAGGCGATTGAAACGACTCTACCGGGTCCGGCAAAATGCCTGACGCTCCATTGTCCGTGGTGCCTGGG